AGCATACGGAAATCAAATTGTTCTCGATCAGCAGCACTACCAATACAAGCAGCACGATTAGAAATGTGAGTGTTAGTAACAGAATTGTCAACCCATTCTTTAGTTAGCTTTTTACGGCCCATTTCCCATTTGGCTTCAGTAATGACGAATTCGCCATCGTAGTCTGTTCTGTATCGTTCTGTGATCATTTAATGCTCCTGTATACTATATTTATCGTGCGATTACTATAATTGACTAGTGGCTAAGGTAAAACTTCTTCAGGATCTTCGACTGGTTCTGCCCAGTTAACAGTATTATCATCCCAAACATATTTTTTGCCATCATCAGGATACGGAATTGGTGGCTCCCAGGCACAGGTTTCCTCTGAGAATATCCACCCTGTGTGTATTTGTACTGCTGACACACTGTCCATTTTGGCTTGTTTTTCTTCCTGTGTCATAGCACGTACAGTCCATACGTCAGTAACTACATTGTCTATTAATGTATAAACTGGGTCAGGCGGATCTAATACTTCGTATAATCCCACAGGAGGTTTATCTACTCTCTCAAAAAACTTGTATTCATCGGGAAGATTATTAATATCCACATCAGGGAAGCATTGCACAAAATTTTCCAATAACATAGGATGGTTTTTGGGGGAACCGTTTTCCATTTTAATAATCAAAAAATAAGTTTGAATTTCTGACATAATATATTATAGATCACCTGTGTTCGTTGATGGAAATGCTCTTGTTGGGCCTGTGCCTTGCCATATGATTCTAACACCACCTTTGCCGCCAGGGCCATTACCGCCAGAAGTATAGTCTGTAGCAGCGCCACCGCCGCCGTAAATTCCGCCGTATACTGCGTTTACTGGAACAGTAGTTGTTCCTTGATATGTAGCATATCCGCCGCCGCCGCCACTACCACCGCTGCCCGAATATCCATTATATGACGAACTGATAAATGCTGCACCCCCGGCGCCATTTGCACCTTCGCCCATCACATATGTTCCACCACCTCCGCCAGCGGCTTTAGTTGATCCTCCTGATCCAGCGCCACCGCCACCGCCGCCTGCGCCTGCGTTACCTGCTTGACCATAAGTGTTTGAGGTTGTAACGCAAGCATTGCCGCCATTGCCACTATAGCCTGCGGCGCCGCCGCCACCTCCTGCATATGCATACCCCCACCCACCGTATCCGCCGCGATAAGATCCTGATGTTCCGCCAACACCGGTAATTAAGTTAGTACCCGGAGCAGGTCTAGTGGCAGCGGTGCTTGAATAGAATCCAGCACCACCGCCGCCGGCGAAAATAGCAGAAGCTGCCATTGGGGCATCTAGAGAAAAATAACTTTCGCCGCCTGCTGTCGCAGTGGTGGTAGTAGAAGATGAAGTTGCCGCAAGGCCGGCAGCGCCGATTACAATCGTAGCGGTGCCGCCTGGTGTTACTGGAATATTGTTTCTCCATACCAAGTTCCCACCTGCGCCGCCGCGTGCATATGACGAATATCGGTGGCCGCCGCCGCCGGCGCCAATACAGACAACACATACTGAATAAACCCCTGCGGGTACAGTCCAAGTAAAAGTTCCTGATTGATTAAACCAAGTAATTTGTCCCGGAGGAGCAATGTATGGTCCGCTAGAAAAACCAAAACTTCTAGCGGCGGCTGATCCAAATGTAGCAATAGTAGGCATAATTTAATTAAGCAAATTTAGTTTGGGACGCCAACAAAGTATATGTTGGAGTAGCTGCTGTTTTAATTAGCGTAAATGAATATATATCTGTTGAGTTTGCATTGCCGGAGCTAAATGCAGTCCCACCTTGATATTTTGGAGTAACTGATGCTCCATCAACTTGAAACGCAGACGGATAGTATGCAGTACCGGTGTTAGTGATCATTAACGCAAATGTCATTGATTGTCCTACTGACAACATGGTGTTAGCAGATACACTAGAATTACCACGGATGTTTAAGGTAATGTTAGCTGTTGCAGCGGCAGTAGAATACCAAACTGATTGTGTTAATACATCATAGTTGCTGGGGCTTGCAAATGCACTGCCGTTTACTGTAACTGTTTCTAATATTGTTTTGGTAACAAAAGCTGTAGACGATGAGATGTTATTTCCGTATACATTTCCTGTTGCAGAAATTACTCCTGATGTAGTTACGTTGCCACCACTTACATTACTTGTTGCTACTACTTGTCCACCAGTTGTTAAATTGCCGCCTGCAACGTTGCCCGTAGTCGAAACTGTGTTGGACCCAAAGCCGGCTAACAATGTCACAACGTTTGCATTTCCATATGTTGCTGGTAGGCCTGTTAGTTGACTACCATCGCCTATAATATATGCGCCTGAGATATTCCCTGTAGCACTAACTGACGAAGCTGTTGTAAGAGCGCCGCCACTTGATGTTACTCCCCACGCAGTCAATGCAGAACTGTATGTGTATAATACGCCGTTAACGTTAGCCGTTTGTCCATTGGTTGGATTAAGTGGGAATGCCATGATTAAAATCTCCCTACCACTACTTCAATTACAGATATACTGTTATCTGTAATTGTTTCTAAACTTTTACCTAACACACATCCTGGTTGATATTCCATTCCGATCCTTTGAGCAATTCCTGGTACAGCACCTGTTACTAACACATCACCTTTATCAACAGGTCCTTGTACTTGACATGGTACCCTGCCTGTGAGAGCAACTGGTAATCCTTCGCACTGCGAGTTCATTATATATGCTGGTTGGGTAGATACAACACCAGCAACTCTAGTGTCGTGACTTTTGTTCGATATTGTGATTTCTTCATCACCACCAAATACAACTACTGTGCCCGGTTTGTAGTCAGCGTCAGATTTATAATACTCTGCTAAGTCAGCGTATTGTGCAGACGTTGCCTTAACAAACGCAGTGTTAAAGTATGTAGTCGAGCTACCAATGTTACCAACACCATTGGCATTGGCGTTAACAATGTTACCAACTGTGACAGTACCAGTACTCACTGACAAGTTGCCGGCGGTAATGTTACTACTTGCACTTAGCGTTCCAGTAGTCAACGAAGCAAAGGATGTTGGAAAACTTTGATCAATCCAGACATTGCCAGTACCATCGTTTGTGTATTGATACTTAACACCAGTGTAAGAATTGTACCAAAAATCACCAGCATTGGGACTAGAAGGAGCTGTGTTTGCAACTGTGGTCCAGATTATTCCACCGCCTCCAGATGCGCTAATACCAGTTAGTAAACTACCATTGCCAATAAAATAATTTCCAGCAATGTTACCAGTAGCGCTAACCCTTCCATTTACTCCAAGTTGAGTATTACTAATAGTAGCAATAACGTCAGTTGTGTCTGAGCCGCCGACTAAGAACTTTATGACAGAGCCAGTGTTAGCAGTGTTCAGTAACAAGTTACCACCACTTAGCAGCAGGTAGCCATCGTTGGGACCATATTCAGGAAACGCTGCTGCTGCATAATTACTAGATCCAATGCCCAAGTCAATGTAGTTTGATTCATCATCGCCGTTATCGGCAGTTAAAATATAATCAGTTGATGCTTCTGTTCCTGAATTGATGTTCTGGAAGTTGATTTGTGAATAACTGTTAGCATTGCCGCCGAATTGCATCACAACGTTGGAACCAAGTGTTGTGAATTCTGGAACACCTGCATAAGCAGCGCCATTACCAGTTACTGCGTCTCCCAAGAATATACCCGAGTTAGCATACACCAAGCCCACGGTGGCATTTAGGTTACCAACTACATCAACGTTACCAGAAAAATAAGCCGAGACTGCCTGCACCCTTGTGGTGTTAACATTACCTAAATCGGCATTAGCAGTACCGTTATAAATCTTGCCGGTCTGTAGAGTTCCGTAGTTGTTAACTTGTATGACGTTGTTGCTGCTGAACTCAACATCAGACGCAATGATCATATTGCCCGTGGTATTTTTCCAACCAACAAATGCATTGCCACGACCAGTGGTATAATAAGCCAAGAAGCTACCGCGGTCTTGATTGTCATTAACTATGAGAGGATCACCGTTTGCTCCGCCACCGATCAAGATCACAGGGTCTTGAATTTGCAAATCTTCTACGTTAACATACTGTAAATTACCTTGAACTGTAAGGTTACCAGTTACATTAATATTCTTTGAAACAGCAACATTTCCAGTAACAGATACCCCATCTGTGTCAACTAACATTATCAGATCAGACTCTTCGGTGCCGCCTACTGCTACTCGCAAGGACTTAGTTGGCTCAGTAACGTTGAGTAGCAAGTTGCCCCCGATAGTTAACAAGTAGCCGTCATTAGGATAATATGCACCGTAGCCTTCATAGGCATAATTGCTGCCGCCGATGCCAAGGTCCAGGAAGTTTACTGTATCATTGCCGTTGTCTGCTGTTAGCACCAAGTCGGTACTGGCCGCGGTACCTGGGTTGATGTTTTGAAAGTTTATCTGACTATAATTGTTAGCATTACCTGTGGACTGAATTACAATGTTGGACCCAAGGTAAGTGTAGCCTGCTGCACCAAAGTATGCTGCATTGTTTCCCGATACCGGATCGCCTAGGAATGTAGCAGAGTTACCGTACACCACAGCATTTGTGCTGTTGATATTTCCAAGCACATCAATGTTGCCGGTAAAGTAACCATTAACGCCTACTATAGTGCTTGTTGTGGTTATATTACCAGTTGCACTTAGCGTAGTAAATGTACCAGCAGCAGGAGATGAATTACCAATCACAAGGCCGTTGATTGCACCTTGATTCTGTAGTTCCAATCCTTGACCGTTCCACACCCTGGTTTTACCGTTAAACCTATAGGCGCCGTTCAAGCTAGGACTGGTTGGGAAGTTTAGGATTGCCATATTGTAATTATCTTATATTGTTTTATCTGGGGTGGTTGGAGGGGTAAACGATGTTGTATAACGTGCCACACCCTTAGTGATTCTTAGGTCTTTGATGTAACCGTTAAAATCTTGACTGGATGTGTTTGGATTTGACCCAACATAGGTGCTTGTTACCGCACTGTAGTTATAAGAACTAGTTGCTGTTGCTACACTAACTCCATTAATATATGCTGTGAGGTTGTTAGAACCAGATCCGTTTCTGACTATCGTAAAATATTGCCATTGTCCTGTTTTAAATGACCCAGACGGGAATGTTAATCTAGCAGTAGTCGATTCAGTAAAATCAGCGCCACCAGCAGCGTACATAATAAACAAATATTCACCGGTTGTGTATGTACCCTGAGATAATGTACGGGCATTTGTAGGTAGAGTAATATTGTAAATCCAACCTTCAATTGTAAAGTTACCCGACCCTAGTGAGTTCAATGGGCCTGGTTCGGTTAATACTCTATCGCCCGTACCATCAAAGTACAAACTCTTTCCTGTGTTGTTTTGGAATGGATTAAAGGATTTCACTGCTACTGTATTATATGCTGTCAACGTAGCCGCATTAGTACTATTGTCTTTAAAACTATTAGATTGACATGTTAACAACTTTGTGCCTGAAACTGCGGTTAATGGTGTTGTACTTGGTGTAAATGTTGTTGTGTACAAGCATGTGTTTGTTACTCTGTGATTACTTATATAACCTAGTGTGGCATTGACGTTGCCTGGACTGAATATTGCCCAGGCACCTTGTGTATAAGTAGTTGCTGTTGTAGTAGATCCAACAGAAACTCCGTTAACCCACATCGTCATAAGATTGTTACTATCTCTAGTAATTGCTATATGATACCATTGTCCCAACACAATAGATGATACCAAGAATGTCGAGTTAAATATATTACCTGAACCATATAAGTTGGGTGATATTCTAGTACCATCATTGTATAACGCCCAGCCGCCGTTTGATTGCACGCCCATTAATGAACCTGATTGTGGTGTGTATGTCCAATTTGCCCAGAATTCAACAGTAAATGCCCCGGCGAGCGTTGTCCAAGATGCCGAAGGGACAGTTAGATAATCTGCATTACCGTCAGAGAAATTACTATAGTAGCCGCCGCCATATGGGTCTTGCGGAGCAAGTTGTGCATCACCTACTGTTTCTAAATCATTAGAACCATGATAATCAATAATGCCGCCACTAGTTCCACTTAACAACAATGTCGAAGAATAGGTAGAAGCACCAATTGTTGGTGTTGGAGTTGCTGGTGCAGGACCTGGATAGAAGTTTGATGTATATAGTGCAACACCTTTAGTAATGCGAACATCACTTAGGTAACCATTTGTATATTCTGCTGGTCCTGTTGTATAGTACCCGCCAATCCATTGAATAGCAGTAGACAAGTTATATGTGGTTGCTGTACCAACATTAATACCGTTAATATACAGTGCTTGAGTGGATCCTGATGTTCCTACCCATGCCACATGATTCCATGCATTCAACAACGGCAGTGTGCTAGAAGTAATTCCGTTACCAGTATCTCCGGCCAAGAAAGTTCCATTGTTGAATCTAATACAAAATATCCCAGATCCCAGAGACCCAATCGATGCTGTCACGATACGTTGGTATCCAGAAACACTAGTTGGATAAATCCAAAATTCTACAGTTGCGGAACTTTGTCCTATAATTCCCGATGAACTACTTGGCATACTCAAATAATCACCAGTACCATCAAAGTACATTGACCCGCCGTTTACCGCAGGTGTGTATGATACCGATGATGTATTTGTAACACCAAACGGGTTAAAGGTTATTTGTCGTTGTGCAGTTCCGTATTGAGTTACAGTTGCAGGAGTAGAACTATTGTCCACTAACGTTGAATTTTGACAGGTTAACAATGCTGTTTGTGTAGTAATAGCAGCGATATTTGTCCCCGCAGATTGTGTTGCTGTTAGTGGGCCTGTGGGGACAGTAAAGTTTCCAGTATACACTGCGAGTCCGGTGACAAGCCTAAAGTTTGAAATACTAAGTGTAGAATAATATGGGTCGTCAGTAATGCCCACCGCAACAGTGGGATTGCTGAAGTCATTGGTCATTGAAACAGTATAATCTAACACACCGTTAATATACCATTTTAACGTACCCGATTGTCTAGTAACTGCAATGTGTGTCCAAGTGAATGCCGGTATTGCTGTTGTTCCTGCCCCGTAGGATGTATTGGTATTCCAAGCAAGCTGGCCAGCGCTAGTAATTTTTATACCTAACCCACCGCCAGCGCTTGGACTTCTAGTACCAGTGTACCATCCATCAACACTACCGCTAGCACCTGTAGTGGTATTTCTATAAACCCATGATTCAATAGTAAAATCTCCTGTGCCTAACGCTAGTGAAGATTTTCCAGTGAAGGTAAAGTATGCTCCAGACGTCCCGTCAAATTTAGTACTATAACTTGTTGGAACACTTGTTACGCCGCCAAATGGTGAGTAGGCTTGTGTTCTTGGTGTACCTGTTGCTGTTAATGTATAATTGTTAGGGCTGTTGTCAATAAATCTATTTGTTTGACACGTCAGTAACGATGTTCCACTAATTGGTGTTAAGGGTGTTGTATTAGGTGTAAAGTTGCTTGTATATACTGCGGTGTTTGTAACACGAGCATTAGACACATACCCAACAAATTGGTATTGACCACTACCACCAACGCAAAAATTACCAGATGTGCCATTTCTGTTAGTAAGCGTTGTCGTACCAGTAAGAGTTACAGCAACGCCATCTACATACATTGAAATGGCATTTGAATTGACAACGACCGCAACGTGATACCACTGGTTCAAGTTTAATGGTGTGCTGTAAGTAGCTCCTTTTGCAGCACCGTCAAACCATTGAAAATGCAGTGTGCGGTCGCTAAGGGGGCCAAATGACATATACACGGTATTAGTGTTGTATACCCCATCTGGAATAATAACTGAACCATGATTTCCAGCCTCGCCAAGGTTAACTGGGTTTTCAGTCATGTATATCCAAGACTCCATTGTAAAAGTGGAAGTGCTTGCACCAATTAACGCAGTAGAAGTGTTGTATATGTTGTTGGCAGCAACACTGTTAAAGTAATTACTCCACCCAGTTTGACTGTATGGACTGAACGTACCTTGTGTTGGGTTACCTGCTCTAGTAATAACGTTATTAAAACTACTTTGGTCTACAAAGCCGTTGTTGTTGCCGCCACCGTTATATTGTAATGTTAATAGTTTTGAGTTTGTTATAGCTGTCAATGGTGACTGTGGTGGCAAGAAGTTACTAGTGTATACCGCAGTTCCAATAGTTACTCTAAAATCTGCTATGTACCCAGTGAATGCGCCGGCAGAACCATACCCTGCACGAGCGGCAATTGATGGTTGTTTATTGTAGCCTCCATAATAGTCAATTGCTTGAGAACCTATATTATAAGTAGTCCCATCAGCAAGTCCATTCACATATAAAGTAAATGTGCCATTATTTCTAACGATAGCAACATGGGCCCAGGAGTTCAGTGGTACCTGTCTAGTTGTGCCGTTAAATGATGTGCCGCCAGTACCGTTTTGGTCCCATGTAAAACTTAGATAACCTGAAGAAAGTAATGTGAATATACATTGCCCTCCCACACCGTACCATTGGTTCCAGAGTGCGCCTTCGTTGCCGCCTGGGTAACCAGAAAAGTTTACCCAACATTCGTATGTGAAGTTTTGATTAGTGAGAGCGAATAAGTTAGTAGTAGATGTTGATTCATCTGCAATCTTCAAAAAGTCGCCTGTGCCATCAAAATAAGCTGAACCTAAACTAGTTACTGTCGTTGAACTAGTTGTCATTGTGAATGGGCTTAGTGCAATTGGTTGAGCTTGGCCGTAACTGGTGATTGTGAGTGCGTTGGTTGAGTTATCAATTAATGTTGAGTTTTGACATGTCAATAAACTTGTGCCTGATATCGCAGTTAATGGTGTAGTACTAGGTGTAAAATTTGATGTGTACACAGCAGTACCTTTAACCACTCGTAAATTAGAGATATAACCTCTCAAGGGTTGATCGCCATTGTACAATGCACCGATGTAGGCTCCGTTTTGTGCATAATTAGTACTATCACTAACTGTAGTACCAACTTGTGTACCATTAACAAAACATTTTGAACTGCCACCGGCTCTTGCTACTGCGATGTGATTCCAAGAGTTAGCAGTTAACGTAGTTGCATAGGTTCCTGTAGCTGAGGATCCAGCAACTCCGGTTTGTAATCCCGTACCAGTGTTATACTGTAAGAAATAACCACCTGAATTATTATTGTATAAGCAGATAACACCAGACCATGCGATAGTAGAATATACCCAGAATTCAAGAGTGTAGTCACCTGTACCGAATGCAAAAGCTGTGTTGCTCGGGGCGCTCAGATAATCACCAGTGCCATCAAAGTATGTGCTATATCGAGTATTATAAGAACTAGTTGTCGTGGTAACAAATGGATATGCCGAAGACGGATATACGGCAGCAGTACTAGTAGATGCTATCACAAAGTTGTTAGGCGAATTATCTACCAATCTACCTGATTGACATGTTAATAATGTTGTGTTTGCTACGGCAGTCAATGGTGTAGTTGATGATGTGAACACACTTGTACCCACTGTAGTCACTGCTGTAGTATAGACCGCAGTTCCATTTACTAATCTAAGATTACTAATATATCCTGCAGATTTATATGTTGATATACCGCTGTCTTTACTTCCTATATACGGTGTAGTAGATCCAGGACTCAATGCGGCTGTGCCAAACGAACCGTTATAGTAATCTAATACCCCGTCTACAAAGAATCTTAATGCACTTCCATTTCTAACAGCAACAACGTGTGTCCATTTGTTAGCTTGAATTGCAGTACCGGTAGACCTGTAGTATGCTCCTGCATAGAACATTATTTTATATGTTTCTGAGCCTTGGTCTTCTAACGAGAATAACCAGTTAGTTGGACTTGATCCTGCGGTTCTGGCATCAAAAATGCCCCAGTTATCACCGGCAAACGAGGTTGGATATACCCATGCTTCAATAGTGAAGTCTCCTGTTAAATTGAATGCAGTTGATCCACTTCCGACGGTTGCATTTTGTCCAGTGCCATTATTGAATAAGCTATAATACCCACCAGCATACGGCGTGTTTAAGTTTGGTTTTGTGTCCGCTATAATAGTGACTGCGTTATTAAGTAAACTAGCATCATTAATAAATGAAGGTGTTGGTGTTGCACCGTTTAACAACATAGACACATTGGGCCAGTATATGTCACCTAGTGACACTGTCCAAGTAATAGTTTCTGTTGACGATCTATTAGTAGTGTTAGCAGTTGCAGTTAACAAAGTGGACACTGTTTCTGCTACAGTTGGTGTGCCAGAAATTGTGGCACCACTCAATGATACACCCGTTGGCAATGCGTTAGCTGCGTATGTAATACCAGAACCTGATGCAGCGGTTGCACTCAGTGTAACGTTAGCTATTGCCTGATTACCAATCAATGAATAACTTGTTCCGTTAGCAGGCGATACCCAGGTTACTGAATCAGGGTCAACTGTGATTGTGAAACTCTGTGTTGAATCTTGTAGTTCAGCATCAGTAGCAGTAACAGAAAAACTATATGTTGTTGGACTGTCTGTTGCTGCTGCGGTTCCTGTAATGGTACCGTTGCCATTCAGTGTTGCATTAACTGGTAAGCTGCCTGATGCTAGTGTATAGGTAATAGAGCTGTCTGCCGAAGCCACAACTGATTCATTAAATGCAGTAGTTTCAATAGTTGATCCAAGTGAGCCTGCTGGAGTAGTCCAGGTTACCACTGTGGAATAGGCTAGGCCCGGAACTAAAATAGCTGCTTGACCATTTGAGTTGGCCATTGTTAGTGTGTAGTTTCCAGCAGCTTTTGCTGTTGAAGTAAATGTTGCTCGAGTACTGTTAACAATAGTGACTGCGCCAATTGCAGTCGTGCCCACAGTTACAGTCATTCCGGATGTAAAACCAGCGCCGTTTACAACAACTGTTTGTCCACCTGCAGGATCCAGTGCTCGGTCGTCACTGCCTTGTATACTCCAACTTAAAATTGTTGGTGACGGATCGCTTTTTTGTACAAACGCTGCTTGAGAGGCAACTGTTCCTACACCGTCGGGAGTTTTCTTATTGGTCCTAAAGCCACTGTTATACATTAGTTAATTTCCTCCCAGCTGCATACTGCCTGCAATGCACTGTTGACGTTTGATGTGCATCGAATTGCATCACCTTCTAGTAGATAAAGACTCAGTGTTTTATCAATTGGTGTAAATGCAGTGTTGGGGTTAATTGTAAGACTGTTTGTGATCACATACGCTGTACCACTACGGTAAAGATCCACAGTGATGTTAGCAGCATTACCAGATACGTTTGTGATCATCAACGCATTGATTTTGTATATTGTGCCGCTACCTGTATTGTTAGCAATGGCCGTAGCCGAAGTGGTAACGTTCTGTACACCAGTGTTACCATAAATTGTTGATACGTTTACTATGTTGGGATTTGCCATTGTTTGTCCTTAGAATCCAAAAACAATAGCCATTGCTATTGCCTTACCTGTTGTCGCCAGCGGTGCACCGTTTGTGGTTACATTACCTGTAACTGCAACATTGCCAGCAGTAATATTACCTGTAGCAACTACATGCCCGGCTGTTGTTAGGTTACCACCAGCTATGTTACCTGTTGTTGTTAAACTAGAAGTAGACTTATCAAATGTTAAGTTTGCGCTTGCCCCAAAACTTCCGCTATCGTTGAATTGAATTTGTGTGTTTGATCCTGCAGGTGTGCCTGCACCGCCGCCAGTGCTACTGAAACTTTGGTAGGCTTCCATCTCAGCCCATTGGTTGGATGTATCGTCGCTAAAGTAAACATATTGAACAGCGGTGTTTGCTTGAATCCATACATCTCCCGAAGAAGCAGATGACGGTGCTGTGTTACTAAACGTTAGTGTGCCGCCACCGGCTGTGATACCAGTCAGCTGCGAGCCGTTACCAATAAAATAACTTGCAGAAATATTGCCAGTTGCGCTGATAGTATTTGCTATGCCCGCAACTCTGGTCCAGCTGTTGGTTGCAGAGGTATACTGGTAGGTGATACCGTTAACTGTTGCTTGTTGACCGTTTGTGGGTGTGGTTGGAAATGCCATGTTTTATCCTTATGCGCCTCTCAACATGCAGCCGTTGAACCAGGTAATAGTTGTTCCAGATGTAGTGTCTCTATTTGCGGCGCTGCCTTGCTGAACATATATTTCAAAGTAATCTCCAGAGCCGTTAGCGTATGCTGTGCTACTAACACTCATTGACCACCACCCAGAACCAATTTGTACCCCTTGACTGTTCCAGCCGCGATGATATTCTGCACCATTTTTATAAAGAACAATCATCATTTCGCCTGTACCGCTAGCTCCACTTATGCGGACTGTTGAGTTAAGTTGATAGTAACCTTCGACTGTGGGAGTGAATCGACTACTCGCAAAATTGCTGTTAGTATCGTATTCTTCTGTTTGGAAATTAACTTTAGTTAGCGTATCAGTTGGGATAGTTGTCCCAGAACTAGCATAGGCACTAAACGCAGGACCGTTGACTGCTTGTTTATTGTTAACATTAAACCCAGTTCCAGAAACTGTACTTCCTACTAATAACTCCCCGGTATCAGTTAAAGTTAACAGCGTTGCACTATATGCACTATTAATAATCTCTAGGCCGCCGGTGCTGTTTGTGCGTAACCATTTATACGGGTTAGTTGCACCACCGCTGGTATTTCGTGCTACCAAGAAATCTAAATATCCTGTGCCACCTTTGGTGTTACCGCCGGTGGCCATAAAACTACCTGTGTTAGCAGTGTTGGTATTAAAATTAGAATAAACAGCGCCAGTTGTTGAAATGTTGCCGCTGGTAATATTGCCTGTGGCTGATATCAAGCCACTAGTTAGAACGTTGCCTGCTGTGACATTACCGGTTGCTGTAATCAGTCCCGCAGTTGAAATGTTACCGCTGGTTATGTTACCAGTTGTAATAACTCTGCCAACAACATCCATGCCCAACGAGCTAACAACTCCTATCCCCGATGTGCCAGCAACACTAAACGAAATATTACCATTTGAACTTACACTAATATTACTTGTGCCGTTAATTACTTCTGATCCTGCAACTGCTCCATTAGATCCGATAACCGGTCCGGTTATGTCAATCCAATAACTGGATGTTCCGTCTGTTTGCCATTCGTACAATACATCGTTAGATGTGTCGTACCACTGAGCACCAATTAAGTTTCCTGTGGGTTGTGTAGCACTTGCAGTGTATTGAACATTTGCATTGCCTAAAAAATATGTGCCAGATACATTTCCAGTTGTGATAATGTTAGCAGTATCAGTGCCGCTAGCAAGATAATCTGCAACGTCTGTGTTACCATAGGTAGCAGGAATCCCAGTCGCAAATGCCACATTACCAAGGAGATATGTTCCAGATACATTTCCAGTTGTGATAATGTTAGCAGTATCATCCCCACTTGCAAGATATGCTGACACATTACTGTTTGCATAACTTGCTGGTAGTCCTGTTAGGAGAGAGCCGTCTCCAATAATATAATTACCTGTGATGTTTCCAGCCGATGTTATGTTTGCATAGTTGACATTAAATGTGTCAGACGTAAAATCAAATTCTTGGCCACTAACTAATAGTCTAATAAGTGTATTGCCTTGAACGTAAGTTTCACTCCCGGCGCCCACAAAATAATTACCTGTAACATTTCCTGCTGTGGTTAAGTTGCCACCAGTAACATTACCAGTCACACTTATTGCACCACTATCTTCTGTGACTACACTATTACCGTCAATGAGCAAAGAAGTAGCATTTGCTGACAACGCCACATTGCCAAGATAAATGGTACTGTTTGATAACCAAATGTCTTTAAATCTGTTTGTTGTGTTACCTAGGTCATAGGTTACGTTTGCAGTTGGATAAATGTTACCAGCTATACTGATCGAGCCCGAGTTAACAGTTAGTACATTCGGTGTGCCAGCAGAACTAATTGTAACTGCTCCATTGCTAGTCACAGTTACGTTACTAGTGCCAGCACTGATAGAGTTAGCAGAGTAGTTTTGTACAAACGTTAATGCAGTTGACCCAATGGTGATAGGGTCGTCAGTGGTTAGTTTCCACTGTGTATCTTTGTAAACACTACCTTCAGTGACCATAACAATAGTGCCACTGAGTAATTCGCCAGTTGAGTTTGTATCAACCGATCTTGTCCAAGTTCCATTTGAACCTGTGCCTAGAGTTGTTACATAATAGATACCATTTTCACTGCCAGTTGATTGTCCAGTAACAAGAATACGATCGTTTGCTGTTAAACTAACGCCGTCAACTGTGTTAGGTGCGCTACCTGCTAATACGATATTAGTAATCGTGACTACACGCACAGCTTGCTTGTAATCTATGTCATAAATCTGATATGCGCGAGGTCTTGTTAATGCCATTTTTTGCCCTGATAACAGATATATTTAGCCAAAAAAATAGGACTACCCAGAGTCCTATTTTAGAGTAAACATTTGCAGTTAAATCCGAAAGGTTATACGTGTCCGTAGAAACTATAATAATTACTAACCACAAATGTGCCGCCTGTGATAGTAATCGACGGACTATCTGGTTCGCCGGGGTCAGGAATAGTCATATTAGTAACTACTGACCCTGGAAACTGTACACACGTCCATGAACCATTAGTCCAGTTTGCAAAAAATTCGTCCCAGTTGCCGCCTCTGTTTAACACTCTAAAAGTGTCCATAGTTGCTCCGTTACTGTACGACTGGGCGCCTGTAGTAGTCAAATAAACTATTGCACCTATCTGCCATCCTGGGCCAATTTCCCATCCGGGTCCTATTATAACTGGTACT